CCTAGCTTTCCTGGGGAGGCCCTAGATGAACGACCATACACCAATGACTGACCACCTCGACACCCTACGCCGCTCGCTGGCGGCCCTCGACAAAACCCGCGACGACGTGCCGCCCCTCGACGACGACTTCGCCTGGAAGCACTACAAGTGGCGCTGCGGCCTAGCGATGGGCGCGGTGGTCGGGGCGGCCCGGCTAGTCGCTGCTGCAACTGGTGAAAAGTCAACCACTAACGGCGCAGGGGGCTCTAATGAGTGACGTTTGCGCCATTAGCCAAGGAGCTACCGATGACTAAACTACACCTAGACCTAAAGGGGTCGCCCGCCTGCGGAGGCGCTGGCACCCGCTTAACAACCGAGATGCTCACCACAAACTGCAAAGGCTGCCAAAAGTATGCTCTGCGCACAGCCGTTAACCGTCTAGAGGCGGTAGAAGGCGCAGTAGGTAAGCCTGAGGAACAACTAGCCTCGGAACTACTTGCAGCGAAGCAAGCCCTAACCATGTCCAACGCCATCACCGAGAAGCTGCGTCGCACCTTATGGCGCCTAGCCGTAGGGGTTCGCGCCCCTCAGCAATACGCCAGGGCGGCCCTAGATAGTGTAGACAATGCACTGAACTACCTCGAAGCTGGAGGCCCTAAGTGAGTGAAACTTGCGCCATTAGCCGCTGCCGACGGCCCTCGGTCGTTGGCGTCCTGCCCGCTCGTGGGCGAACAACACGGTTCATCTGCGAACGGCACTGGGTGAAGCTGGCCGCCCTTGAGGGGTCGGTTTGTGCCAACGTGCTGGCGCTAGGAGGGAAGCCATGATCGAGCCGCAAAAGCTGGCCGCGAGCGTCACCCTCGGCGCTGGGCTCTGGGTGCTGATCCTCGGCTACGTCGGCCTCGGGCTTATTATCGGACTACTCGGGGCGACCTGGCTCTGGGACGGATCGGATTAACGGTGTTAACCTAGGGGTGGGGAATATTTCGCACCCCCTGCCAAAGCGGCGGACTGCTCTAAAGAGTGGTCCGCCGCCTTCTTATGACCGTTCGCCATCGAGGGTCGGCGTTCGCCATGGTTTCGCCATCGTTTCGCCATCGAAGTTTGTTTGCTGTAAAGGACTTACGACCGTTTCGCCATATTCGCCGTTTGCTGGAAATGAGGCGTTTTCCAAAATACCGTGAGTTTGTACCCAGATTCACCTTTTCGGCGAAACGCGAATCATGTCTAAATGGCGAAATGACCCTCTAATATTCCGTAAGTCGTTTACTCTAAGGTAGTTATCCGCACCATATAAATGGCAAATGTATGTCTAAACCATGTCGAAATCGACCTTTTCGCTACCTAGTTGAGGGAGCACCCCTTTTTTGGGGTCAACTCAGAGTTACCCCGTTTTAGGGGTTGAACCAGCACCCCTTTCTGTTAGACTGCGCCTCCGATGAAGAACGACATCAAAACCTCGGTCTACTTCTCAGAGCCCCAGCTCGAGCTAGTGGACTCCACGGCCGCCGCTGATGATCTCACCAGAGCGGCCTTCATGCGGAAGGTGTTTGCCTTCTACTTCCAGAGCCAGGGCTACGAGTGGCCGGGGAGGGTTGAGTAGATGGTGTGGCTCCTGTTCGCCCTCCTGTGTCTGGTCGCCTACGCGTGGGCCAGGACTCCCAGCAAACCCACCCTAGCGAGCCGGGCCTTCCACGGAGGGCTTACGGCTGTGATTATTGGCGTGGCTTGCTGGCAGGCCGCAGCGTGGATCGTGGAGGCGCTATGAGCCTAGCGCACCCCGACCCCGAAGGCCACCTGACGGACCTGACGATCACGGCCCTAGTCAAGTTGCGCGACGAGCACCTAGCGTCCTACAATGACGCTTTAGAGCAATACAAGCAGGCCATCGAGGCACACGACGACCACGGTGCTAACACTTGGGGCGCGTTCGTCCTATCCGATTCAGGGCTACTTGAGAGCCTCAACGAAATCCTCGAGCCCTGGGGCGAGGCAACAATCACCGATGACTAGCCAGCCCAACCCCCAGACCGCCACCACCCTCCTCGCCCGAGGCTACACCGTCCTTCCCGTCACCGGATACGACAAGGGCCCCCGGCTGCCCGGCTGGTCGAAGCTCAACCAGCAGCAAGCGGGCGACGCCCTGAGAAGCGCCGTAGGCTCGACTGGCTGGTGCTTGGTCCCGAAGCCCACCGACCCTGTTGCACTGGTGATCGTCGACGTGGATGTCCCTGGCGTGGACCTGACGGCATTCTGGCGGGTGGCGTCGCCCGTCGACCAACTCCCGGCCGGCGTCGCGGTGGCCCGGACGGTGAGCGGCGGCCTCCACATCTACTTCAGGGCACCCTCGGGCCACGAGCTGCGCCACCCCGCCCGGAACTTCGACCTCGGCGGCTACAAGGGCGACCTCTTCGCCTCGGCCGTTGGCTCGCGTGGCCTCATGCTGCCCGGCTCTGTGGCCGACGGCAAGGCGGGGCGCGGCTCCTACGAGTGGGAGCGACCGCTGGACCTTGACCGGTTGCCTGAGATGCCGCTCAGTGCCTACCAGAAGCTCTGCCGGCCGCCCTCGCAGAACAACGCGCCCGCGATGCCGACGGAGTTGCACCGCTTGTTCGACACGTTGCTAGTGCATATGCCCGACGACTGTATCCCAGGCGGCACCTTCAGCCACTTCGGGTTCCACACGGGCGAGATCATGGGCCGAATCTGGGGCCGCGAGAAGCCGACCCTGGCGTTCAAGGCGAAGGCCATCGACTTCGCCCGGCGGGTCTGTCCAGCGCAGGCCGGCGAGTCGGTCTTTGACGCGGACGACTTCGAGTCGCACTTCCTGAATGGCTGGAAAAGCGGCTGGGGTAACGTCAAGGAGAAGAAGATCGTGCTGCCCTCGGAGGCCGCCGCCGAGGCCGAGCTGCTCTTCGGTGCGCCGGTCACGATGCAGACCAACACAGAGCGGGGCAAGACGAAGGGCTATGTGCTGACTGTCGGCCCTCGGTCGGAGGAGGTTGCGTCGTTGGCGAACCGTGAGGAGGTGCTTGGCCTGCTGTCGCAGATGGGGGACTGCCCGGAGGACACCCTAGGGCAATCGCCGTTGGCCCTGGAGATGCTCTGGTGGAAGGCCTTTCAGCGGCACCTCCACGCGACGACCCGGCACTCGAAGATCCTGGGCGACGACTTCGACGAGTTCAAGGACACCCTCCGCCAGCACGTCCGGGATGCCGCCGACGCGGGGTACATCGGCCAGACTTTCCTCGAGGGCGCCCCGATCCGTGAGGACAACAAGGCGATCAACAAGGGCAAGGCGTGGCTCAAGCACAGCGACGGCGAGACGACGTTGTTTCTGGCCGTCTCGTTGATGCAGCAGGTGTGCCAGGCGTTTAGCGGTGTCACCCAGAAGAACCTGGAGGACATCGGCCGCAAGAAGCGGGGGGCGTTCCACTATTGGGAGATCCCGTTGACAGAGTTGGATTCTGACGGTACCCTCAGCAAACTTGTCGGCGAGCGCGATCTAGAGCAGCGGCGGCGGGCGGTTAAAGGAGAAACGAAATGACCACACTGGAAATCGAGTACATTGAAGAGGATCGCCCCATCAGAGCTGTCTGCTGGACAACGGCAGCCGGCTCCGTAACTTACCGCGCTACGATGTGGGGCACAGGGCGCATGGTGGTTGTGCGCAATGGCTGTATCATGGCGCAAGTCGACCCCGACGACGGGATCCCAGTGCTAGAGGCACTACTGAAGATGGCACGGCAGGGGGTGAAGTGATGGCCGACCAGACCCCAACACAACTGATTGAGAAACTTCTGCAATGGGGTGTACTCAAGCCGATGCCCTCAAACGAAGACCGCGAGCGCCGACACCTCGAAATGATGGCGGCGACGATTGCGGCTGGATATGTCCTCGACCAGGACACAGGCGGCTTACCAACTAAAGTGGCGCACTTTGCCGTACTAGCCGCCCGCGCAATCCAGGCCGAGGTTGCGGCCACAGAGCAGGGGGCCGACAACTCAGAGCTATCCGCCGTCTGCCCCGTGCCGCCGTTTCCAGGTATACGAGGGGGTGGTACTGATGACTAACCTAGAGCCCATGCAACACTGCAAAGTCTGCTCGACCGAACTCTACAGCCCGTGGCACTTCGAGACGCCCTGCTGTATCCACTGCGACCTCGACGAGTACGACTCGGAACGCGAGCGGCTCGCTGAACTCAAAGCCGAAGGAGACCGATAATGGGTGACATGGCCGACTACTACATGGAGCGGGATCTGGTCGAGGGGTTTGCGAGGGAAAGTGCACACGAACTTATAGCCGAGCGGCTATGTAAAGGTGTGTGGACAACCGCAGACGGCACTACGATGAAGATAAAGGACATGTCCGACAGGCATCTAGAGAACTCAGCTAGGTTTTTTGCCCGTAGGTCAGGCAAAAGCCCTCTCAGCCAGCTACGCTTAGAGCTAGTGGTGCAAGAACAGGCCCGCCGGGCCGAGCTGAAGGCGGAGGGGGACCGGTGATAGGCTGGGCGGTGTTCTTCCTACTTGTCTATATCCAGGCCCTACTACCCACGCCGGGCAGAATAGAAGTGGGTGGCTCTGACGAGGGAGATTGTGATTAAACCCTACTACGAAGATGAATGGGTGACGCTTTACCAGGGGGATTGCCTAGAAATCCTCCCTAAACTGCCCTGTGTCGACCTCGTTGTCACAGATCCCCCTTACGGGGACACACGACTGCCTTGGGATACCTCTGTGAATGGGTGGACAGACCTACTAAGGGCGCCCCAACTCTGGTGCTTTGGCTCCCTCCGGTTCCTACTCAAGTCCACCCCACTACTTCTAGAGTCAGGGTGGAAGTTAGCGCAGGAGATTGTATGGGAAAAACACAACGGGTCATCGTTCTCCAGGGATCGGTTTCGCCGCGTCCACGAGTATGCGGTGCACTTCTACCAGGGCAAATGGCGGGACCTATTTAACGATGTACCCGTGACTCACGACGCGAAGGCTAGAAGTGTACACCGTAAAGTGGCGAGTGGCGACCACCTAGGCGACGCAGATCCAACACACTACCAGACGGAGGCGGGCGGCCCCAGGCTCATGCGTTCAGTGCAGAAAGTGCGTAGCTGTCACCGTTCGGCAGTACACCCCACACAGAAGCCACTGGGTATAGTGGTCCCTCTAGTGCAGCACTCTTGCCCTGAAGGTGGTGTCGTACTTGACCCGTTCGCAGGCAGTGGTACAACACTACTCGCAGCAAAGCAGTGCCACAGAAAGGCAATAGGTATTGAACTAGATGAGAGGTACTGCGCCTCCGCTGTTGCTAGACTACTCGCCGATGACCAGCCCTAGATACCGCCCCGACGTAACCCTCGCCGTCCGCTCTGGCTACCCCGGCACCGGCAAGACAACCCGACTGGTCAACGAATGTTGGGGCTGGCCCGCGCCCTGGCAGATCGTGACCTACAGCCGGGACGCCGCCCAAGCTCTCCACGCCAAGGGCGTCCCGGCCGAGGTCGCCAACACCATCTACAAGCGCACCTGGAACCACGTCCAACCGGTCGCCGAGATGCGCCACAGCGGCAAACGCTCGGCCGAGGCCTACCGTGCCAGGGCCATCAGCGACCGCAACGACGTGGCCCTGCGCGACTACGTTAGTGCCGCGCCCGGCCGCCAAAAGCAAGATCCTATGCTGATGGCGCTCCACGCGTGGTCGCCGACCGATGGTCCGGCGCCAACCTGGATTTATGGGAGGGTGACTCCCAATCAGCGACATGCCGTGGGCCTTGCGCGGTGGCTCGATCAGGGCGCACCGATGGTGCACGACCCCTACCCCTTCGTGGCCTACGACGAGGCCCAAGACGCGAGCCGCCTCGAGACCTGCGCGGCGCTGGCGATGGTGGCCGAGGGCGGCGAGCTGCTGGCATGCGGCGACGAGGGGCAGGCGATCTTCGGCGGTTTCAAGGGCTACCTCCCCGGCGAGAAGCCGGCGGCGTGGCAGTGGGCCGACCGGCAGGAGTATATGTCGCCGGGCTACCGGATTGGCCGACCGGCAACTGAGATCGCGTCGACGGTGTTGGCGCCGCACGCTTGGCACGATCCAGAGCTTTACAGTGCCGGCCACCCGACGATGGTGCACCACTGGGATATGGTCAACGCGCCCCTTGAAGGGCTGGTCATGGGCCTGAGCCGCTACACCGTCGACAAGTATATCCAGCGCCATGACCTAACGGCCGTCGGTGTGGTCCCCGGCACTAGGAGTGTCGACGGTCTAGCTGTCACCACCATTCACGCGGCGAAAGGCCATGAGTCGGATAGCATCTACATGCTCCCTTGGTCTAAGCAGAAGCTTATGGCCCTGGACAACGGCGACCCGGAGATGCTGAAGGTGGCCTACGTTGCGCTGACCAGAGCCCGCTACCACGTGTGGCTTCCGACTGACCTTTACGCCCGATGGGCTTGATAAATGACTACGCAAACACTCTTAAACGCTAACTGCCTTGAGGCCATGCTTGAAATCCCTTGCGCCTCAATCAACTTGACCGTGACATCGCCGCCGTATGATAACCTCCGCAGTTACAATGGTAACAACGACCAGTGGGGTGAGCATGTTTGGAAGCAGGTGTTGGAGGAACTCTACCGAGTGACCAAGGAAGGCGGTGTTGTTGTTTGGGTTGTTGGGGATGCGACCATCAAGGGGAGTGAGACAGGTACATCATTCAAGCAAGCCCTACACGCACTGGATTGCGGGTTCAGGTTATATGACACTATGATATGGAGAAAACCTAGTCCCCAAGCCCCAACAGAGAGTCGGTACTACGACGTTTTTGAATATATGTTTGTGTTTAGCAAGGGTAAGCCCAGCACATTAAACCTACTAGCCGACAGACCTAATAAGTCGGCAGGGTCAGTGTCTAGTAAAGAGAGTAGGAGTTGCAAGGAAGACAGGCGTCTACTACCAGGCAAGCGGACTGTACCCACACACAGCCGTCGATTTAACGTGTGGGATGTATCTAGAGGCCGAAGCCTTACAAGCCACCCCGCCGTGTTCCCTGAAGCCCTCGCCAATGACCACGTTATCTCATGGAGCAATGAAGGTGACGTCGTACTTGACCCTTTCATGGGGAGTGGAACAACGGGTGTGGTATGTAAGAGGTTGGGTAGGTCGTTCATCGGAATCGAGTTAGACAAGCACTACTTCGACATTGCGGCCAAGCGCATTGAAGGGACACTGAGCTAATGTTCATCAATAGCGCAGCACAGCTCAAAGCCCTCTTAGCAAAGGCACCCGAGTTCATCTGTGACGTGGAGACCAACGGCCTCCAGGTCATCGGTCCACAGTCACGCGACAAGGCTTGGATCGTAGGACTCCTACCTAGCGGCACCTCGTCGTGCTTCTACATCGACTGCCAACACCCAGAGTGGCCCGCCATGAAGCGGGAACTCGAGCGCACCCGGATGGTATTCCACAACGGTAGGTTCGACATTCACGCGATGGGTCTAGATATGGAAGTGCCCTGGTTGGACACGATGGCCGCGCAGTACCACCAGAATACGGCGGGCAAGAAGTCGCTCGACGACCTGTTCCCAGGCGAGAAGCTGCCGACGTTGCCAGAGCTGCTCGGCCCTAAAGGTAAACAGAACAGCATCCACCTGTTGAGATACGGTCTCAATAACTGGGACCCACGGCTCCTGGCCTACCTCGACGACGACCTCCTGAAGACCGACAGGCTGCACCGCGAGGCCGTCCGGTGGGGCTACTACCATGACCTCGACGAACGGGTCGAGCAAGTGGTGCAACGGATGGAGGACCGGGGCGTCGTGGTCCTTCAAGAGCCGGTGACAGAACTACGCAATGTCCTCAGACCGATGGTCGAGGAACAGGTGGCGGCCCTGAAGAGACACGGGTTCGACGGCAACCCGAATAGCAGCGACCAGCTCATCGCGTTCCTCTCAGAGCGGGCCGGCTACCGGCGCATCTGTGGGAAGTGGCGCGACGAAGTGCAGACCCCTGAGTACAAGGAGTTCCTCAAACGGTCGGACTTCAAGTGGAAGCTAAACGACTGGGGTACGCTCAAGCCATCGACCGACGGCAAGAAGGTTGTCGTTCCACTCTCTGACGGCGGCGACCCGTTTGCTCTGGCGCTCCTCGAGTACAGGTCTTACAGCAAGAAGTACCGCGACTTTGCCCTCAAACTAACTGGCGGCCCGGTGCGCGGCCAGATTCGCACGTTGATGACGAAGACCGGGCGGTTCAGCCACGCAGAGCCAAACCTAGGGCAGATCCCGAAGCAGAACAAGACGCCCCGCGAGGTCGAGCTAGGGCTCGCGCTCAAGTTTCGGGCGTGCTTTACAGGGGCTAGTGGTTACATGAGCGGGGCCGACTTCGGCCAGGTCGAGATGCGGGTGGCGGCGGCGCTGTCAGGGGACGAGAACCTGCTTGCCGCGTTCGGCCCTGGGATGGATTTCCACACGGCGACCGCCTGCCAGGTCTTCGGGGGTACGCCCGAGACCCTGAAGAAGGAGCAGCGGTTCGCGGTCAAGCAGATCAACTTCGGCATCCTCAATGGGATGAAGGAGGCGCGGTTGGCGCTCGCCATCGGGTGCAATGTCTACAAGGCCAAGGCTTTCAGGCAGGCGTACCTCAAGCGATTCCAGGGCCTCGCCAACTGGATGGATGAAGTTACCCAAGATGCTCGCAGCAAGGAGGTTGTGACGGGGATTGACGGGACCTTCCTGGTTTACGACCCCGGCGAGTGGGTCAACAACGCTGTGTCGATGAAGGTACAGGGTGGGGCAGCACTCCTAATGAAGCACGCGCTCGTTGCCTGTGAGGACGCTGGCCTGCGCCCTGTGCTGTCGGTTCACGACGAGATTGTGACGGATAGTAAAGACAAAGGCGCAGAGTGCGCTGAGGTCATGCGGGAAGCAGCTAATAGTGCCTACCCAGAGTTACTAGGGTCTGTCGACTTTGTAGCTGAGGGAGGCGCTGGACGGACTTGGGCTGACATTTAGTGTTGACACCACCTACTCAACCCCTACAATAGAGCACTAGTGACCAACATCAAAGCCCTCATCGAAGCCGAAGTCGAGGCCATGCTCCACGACCTCAGAGCTTCCGCCCCCAGCGACAAGGTGGCACTCGCCAGAGCAATCGCGTCTCTGGCCTCAGCACTCCCCGAGTTCGGCGCCACTACCGGCGGCGGACTGCGCGGGATGCTCGACGCACTGAAAACTAAGGAGACAAAAGATGACTGAAGCAAACACCGAAATCGACATCTCAACCATCAACTTCCAGCCGCTCGACGAGGACGGTGCCGAGGGTAAGCGCAAGCCGATCCCGACGGGCCTCAAGATCGATAGTGCCACCATCGCGGACATGAAGGCTTACCCGCCTCACCCGCAGGCGGCAGAGAAGGGCGTAACGCACCAGCTTCGGCTGCGGATCGTGCCGGGCGAAGGCTCTAAGTACGACCAGGATGTTTGGTTGAATGTGGCTTACAAGGAGGGCGCGAACCCTCACGCCAAGTCGACGCACTTCGCCGTGAACGCGGCAGTGTGGCCGAAGGTGGAGGACCGTGTTGGGAAGGTGCCGACGGACTGGATCGGGGAGGAAATCTCGCTGATGACGGTGCCGGACACCAACCCTCAGGGCGACTCCTACACGAAGATTATCCCGATGCCGTTGGGTAACTAGGGAACAAGGCCCTGGGTGGCGCGAGCTGCCTGGGGCCGCTTTCCTGCACCTGTAAGATTTCATGCTCACGAAAAAGCAATACCCCGACTGGACCTCCCTCATCGTCGACGCCTACCACCACGGGATGGCGCACATGCAGGAGGAGCACCTAGAGAAGTACATGGACGACCTGCGCGACGACCTCCGCAGTTCCTTCCTGCGCGGCTCTAGCACCCCGGCCGTCAGGCCCTCGGGCGGAATCAACTGCTCGGCGATGACGGCCCTGTTGGCGGAGGGATTCGGCGCAGCGGAAGATCCCCGCGACCTCCCTCGAGTCCTGTTCGCCACGGGCCACTTCCACCACAACCTTCTCTACGCGGCGCTGTCGAGTGCGTTGCCACCTAGCGCCTTCAAGCTGACCATCGAGGAAGTCGTTGACCTAGAGCCGCTCCCGTGGTGGCCGGTCGGCCCTGGGTTCAACCTCAGCGGCCACATCGACCTCCAGCTAGAGTGTGTCGACGACTCGTGGTTGGCCTGCAATGCGCCGCGCAAGATCATGGCGGACGTCAAGACCAAGCACAGCCTCGGCATGAAGCGGACGCAGGATATCGTCCAACCATCGAACGACGTGTGGGGCAACATCGACCAGCTTGCGGTCTACAGTGCCCTGAAAGGAACGGTCGATGCGGGGGCCTTGCTTATCTACATCAACCGCGAGGTGCCCAAGGCCCTAGGTTCGCGGATCAAGGCGCAGTACATCTTCCCCCAGTACCTCGAGGAAGCACGGGCCAACGTCGAGCGGCGGCTGGCTGCGGCGGTGGCGGGCGAGTTCGACCCTGAGTTGTGGTTGCGAAAGCAGGCAGGCAGCAAGGAGTTCATGCCCTGCCAGGGCTACTGTGATGTGCAGGTCGAGTGTGAGCGGCGCAGGGAGGGGATGGAGGTATGAGCGGGACAGACCAACGATACTGCGGTGACTACTAAGACCTGCATCAAATGCGGCGAGGCCAAGGCCCTAGACGCGTTCGGCCGGCGCACACAGAGCTGTGACGGGTTACGGGGGGAGTGTAAGGCCTGCATGGCCACTTATAAGAAGGCGCGTTACGTGGCTGGGCGCGTGTGCACTAGGTGTTACCGGACACTGAGTAAGGGCGAGGCTAGCAGGGGGCGACGGTGTGATGGGTGCACCTTGGTATCCGGGCTTAGTAACTTCACCTCTGGCCTACCACAGGCGGTCGGGCGCCCTGGGTGCATCGTCGCTGGCGGTGTCTGCCGGGTCCTCGACGAGCCTGGCGAGCGGTGGGTGGAGATGCCGGTCGTTAACTGCAAGACGTGCGGCCTCGACCAGCACCTCCCTGAGTGCCTCGACTGCACGGCGCCTGTCGGCCAGGGCGATAAGCAGAAGTCTATCCGGCCGCTGCGGCACTGCGTCGACTGCGGGGACTGGACGCCGAACAGTCGGTGCTCTATGTGCTCGGTTTAGGGGCCAGCGCCACTAACGCGTCCGCCCACAGCTCGACCTCCTTCCGCAGCCGACTGACCCGCGCATCGGCATTGCGGAACTTCTGTGAGTTGGCAATCCTGAACATGGCCTCGGCGTAGGTCAACTGATCGCGCTGGGCCATGTCCTCGACTTCCTGGAGGCGCTGGGTCACAAGGAGCCCAAGCTCATACTGGCACGACGCCCAACCATAGGCGGCGACCACGGCATCAGGGAGGTCGCGGCTGACCCCGTGACGCTCTAGGGCCTGGCCCGCCAGCTCCTCGACGGAGTGCTCGAGCATGGGCGCGTGGGCTCTGAGAGTGCCAACGTGGTCGTCGCGCTTCCAGGGCGTGAGGGCGGCGTCGTCTTTGGGTTGCGGCTGGGGGTTGGGCATGGCTAGGTCTGGTTTAGGGCAAACGCCACTAGGATCGCGTCGGCCTCGTGGTCGGTGCACGACGGGTCGGAGCCGGTGAGGCCCTTGACGGCCTTGCTGATGCCCCACTTAGATCGCTCCCGGTCGTTGGCGCCCTTCCAATGAGTGTACGGCACACCGACGAGCCCTGAAGCGTATGATTTGAGGGCCTTCGGGAGGATGCCGCTCATGGGGATGCCACGGCTGGCGGCCCAGTAGCCGATGCCGCCGAGAACCCAGTGCATCGTGCAGGCCGTTCGACCGCCGGCGCCGCGGCCAGCGAACCCAAATGGGACGCTCTCGGTGGCGACTCGAGCGGGCAACGGTTGGTCGGCGAACATTTTTTCCAGTGCACGGTTGACAGCCTTGTGCTGGGCGTAGTAGGATGAGCCACAGTCGATGGTGGTGGTAGCGAGCACCTGCTTGTTGCTGACATCCACTAGGGCGAGCCCTAGATGCCTGAACCCTGGGTCGATGCCGAGGACGATCATGGCCCTGGCAACTCCGTTAGGGGTTCGTCCCGGTACTCCTCATCCAGAAAAATGAGCCAATCAGGCACCGAATCACCGCAGCCCTCGAAAGGGCACACACCCGACGGCAGCAATGGCGCGTCGCAGTTGGGGCAGGGGATGTCAGGCTGCACTTGTGAATGTTGCGAGGGGGAGGAAACTACTTGGCTAGATCAAGTGGTCAACGCGTCGTTAGGGTTGCCACAGCAGATGTCGTCGGGCACTGGGTATGTACAGTTATGGCTGTCGAAGGGGTTGTGGCAGGGTCATATTGACTGGTTCAACACCTGCGAACTCTTTAAGTCCGCTGCGGCACTGATTAGTACGCAACCTGTAGGGCCGTTTGATGCTGTGTACATAGACGGCGTTAAACTTTCACGAACTCAGGGAAAGGATTAGCGCGTTTGTCGCTATCGAAGTAACTAAACGCCAGCACCCAGGGCAACTTCTTACCCTTGACGTAGCCCATGTAGGGGTGGTTCAGCTTACCGCCGTAGCCGCCCTCGGCGCCGTAGACCTGCTTACCGCCCGCGATACTGACCATGACACCCAACTTGTGCGTGTGGCCGCAGAACGTGTTGACGCCCTGGTTCTCGGCGATTTTCAACGCAGTGCCGCCTGCAAACTTGGAGAGCCCTGGCCGGCCCTCGTGACCATGTCGGATCAGACACCGCTGGCCCTGGCCGCAGCCGACGAACACGTCCTTGCGGGGAACCCTGATGTTGTGGTCCTCGAGTCCCAAGATCCTGTCCCATCGGCCGAACTCGGCGATGGACATTAAGGGCGCTCTGGTTGCGATGTACTTTTCCAGGCGTTGTTCATGGTTGCCCTGGATGTACTGCAAGTCAGCAGTAGGGGCTAACTCCCTCAACCACTCGAAGAACCTGGTGCACCCTTCTAACTCCTTATGGAAGAGCCATTCGTAGTTCTTACCTTTGGCTTGGGCTTTACCATGGGTCGACAAAGCGTGGACATCGGCGATATCCCCCGCGAGGATGATGCTCTTAGGCTTCTCCTTGTTAAGGAACTCGCCGACTTTGCGCTGCCACTTAGGGCTCTGGGCGGGGACGTGGACATCGTTCAGTACGAGAGTTTTCACGCGGTTAGCACCTGATGGGGGACGCTGTGGTATAAAGCATTGTCAGAGCTAAACGTGATGATGCAGTAGAATGCCGTTTTCAAACGTCAGAGCAGTCTCCAAGGGGCCTCGGGTACCCACAGGATTTACAGGGGTCAGTCGAGCAGGCCGACTTATTGCCGACAGGCACGGGCGCGTTACAACAGAGGCAGTTCACGGGTAAACCTCAATCTGGTCTAGGCCGGGCAACCCACACGCAATGCAGTGGGCTCCCTCGAATCCCCAACGCTGGGGCGTGATGTGGAACTCCGTGGCGCCGCACTGGCGACACTCGCAGAGGTCCATGAGCAGTGGGCCATTCTCGACGCAGAGGTCCAGGAGGATCTCATAGAATGGCTGGTCGGGAAGTTTCAAGGTAGCGTTCCTCTAGTGCTTCGATGATGGCCGTGACCTCCGAGTAGAGGCCCGAACCACCAGCCACACTATACACGAGAGGGCCGAAGTTAACAGTGTTATTCTGGTCCATCGGCTGGTTCTACGGGGGTTTTCTTGATCTTCCAGTTGTTGATCCGGTAGGTGAGCGCGTCCGCCAGGGCCGTCAACATCCCCGCGATGGCCTGGCGACTGCGGCGGAAGGCCAACGACAGCAGGATCAGGCTCAGGGCGACGGTCGAAATCAAGCCTGTCACCGAGTCGATCACTGCGGGCGCCGTCTCGAGGGCTGTCGTGGCTAAGCCCGCCGTCGCGTCGCCCGGCGACTTTTCCACGTCAGAGCCTCCGGGCAGTAGGCTACACGATAGTCCAACCAGCAGCAACGAGAGCAGCGATATACGCGTCGACTTTGGCGAGGTGGCGGATGGCGTGTTCTTCATCGGTTTCTCCTTCGTGCTGGTAGGTGGTCACCGTCGTGGTGATCTGGTTGCCGTTTTTGGTGGCGGTGATAGGTGTTTCGAGCATGGCTTCGACGGGGCGGGTTTGCTGGGCTACTAGTGCGTCCCTAAGACTTAGCACTAGGAATGTCTGAGCCGAGACGGCGCAGATCAGGAGGATAAGCAAAAGTCGACTCATAAGTGTCCTCGAGGTCTTCGATACGTCGGTCTTGGTCTTCGTCGTGGACCTTTAGCATGGCGACTTCTTTGGATAGCTCTAGAAGTAGCTGCGTCTGCCACACGAGGAGGGCGCAGACGAGGGCGAGGAGGCCCTCAGTGAGGCCGAGTTTTTGGTCGGTTTTCATGGTTAGTTACTGAAGTCCTTCTGCACTGTGAGCAGCGCCTGGCGGATGTCGTTCGCCTCCTGGAGCAAACCTTGCGCCTCTTGCGGCGACTTGGCTTCCTTCAGGGACAGCTCGATGCGGCGCAGTGCGCGGCGGGCCATGTTGGCCTGGAACTGACGCGAGCGGTTAGGGTCGTTGTTGACTCGAGCAGGGAGAACCATACTCGTGAGGAAGTCGTTTACCGGGTTGAGGTCGGCCTCTGTCGTGGTCTCATAGAGGCTCTCAAACATGCGGCCAACGAAGGTGGCATCCATCAGGGCCTTACCGAAACTGTCGGCCTCGAAGCCGTCTTCACCGATGGACTCCTTCACGAGTCCTGCGGCGCCACCACCACCGACCGCCATGAACGGAGGCGACTCAACGGACTGGACACCCTTGACGGTGGCGATGGACCCTGGGAGCAAATGCTCTGCAACGCCCATGACCGACATCAGTGCGTCGATGTTTGCGTTCATGCGGCCGAGGTCGGCCTGGAACTTGTCCTTCTCGAAGACGACCTTGCCGTTGGAGTCGACGCCCATGAGTCCTGATTGCTCGACAGCCGACTGCCAGCCCTTGATGAGGCGCGGGCTGCGGGCCATCTTCTCTAGGGCAAACGGGATGTAGTTGCGACCGAAGGTGTAGTAAGGGATCAGGCGCTTGAGGATCTGGCGCTCGCCGATACCTAGTTTGCTGTAATCGACGTGCGCCCGCTTCGCCAACTGTAGGGCGTCAGGGATCGAGTGCCCGTCGTAGAGCAGCGCATAGACCGTCGACATACGGGCCGTGATCTCGGGGATCTGGGTGGTCCCCTCAAGGTCCTTCCAGATATCACTGACACCCTCGCGCCAAGTCTTGTCGTCCTTGTAGCGCAGGGCCTCCAGGCGACCCCGGGCCTCAACAGCCTCGGTCGACGTGCGGCCGCCAATCTTGACCTCCTCACGGGCAAAGGTGCCGGTGAGTAGTCCATCCTCAACAGCGGCCCCCCAGATATCCGCGTGGGACATCTCGCGCCCGTCGATGACAATGCCGCCGACATCATCTAGGACATCACCTAGCTTCCGCTCTGTGACGAGGCCGAGGATGGCATCGGCAGTGCGGCGGCCTGCCGAGAACTTACCCTTGAACCCAGTGGCCCTGAGCATACCGCCTTTGAGCTTGGCACCATCTTCGCCTAGCCCTAGGATCATGCGGCCGACATCGTGGTGCGCGGCGGCAATCGAGCCGATGCTGGCGCCGGCGGCTTGGCTCTGGAAGATGCCAGAGATGAGGTTGCCAACGTGGTGGGCCGGGCGCAACACAGTCTGGAACCGCTTGAGGGCGAAGTTCACAAAGTCATAGCCTGCCAGCGCGTCTGCCCACTTAGAGGGGGCGGGCGCGACATTACTGCGGAACATGCTGAGCACATCGTCGCCACCTGCCACGACCCACTGCCCGACCTGGACTTCATGGAGTGCGTTGAGGTTTGCGCCACCGAGTTGGTGCGCGACGAAGGCGTTGCCAAGACTCTCGGCCTCAGTGCCGAGTAGTTCGACCGACTTACCCTCGGCGACCATCTCGTGAAGGTCGACAGGCATTCGCTTACCATCAGCTCGTTCGATGATGATAGTGCGGGCGGGCACTGAGGTCTCGGCCGCCTTGGTGGTTTGCTTGACCCCCTTCTTACCAGCTTTCACGGCGGTCTTCTTGGCCGTATGTTTGATCGTCTCCATACTGCCGTCGAGCACCTCAACGATGCGACCACCAGCGATGCCGAGGTCCCAAGCCTCCTCATGGTTGAATGCCTCGTCGATCAGCCGGGCCGAGTTGGCCTGGTTGAAGTCGCGGTCCATCCGGGCGAACATCAGGTCAAGGTGGTCTTGGTGGTAGGTACCGGGCTTCAGGCCTTCCTTCTTCAGGAACTCGCGGACCTCAGTGGCAAGCTCACGGCCGGCCTTGGTGCCCTCGGCAACTTCGTCGAGCACTGAGCCGATCTCGTCCAAGGTGAGGCTGCGCCCGTTGTCGAGGCGTTTCTTCATGTTGGACTCGACACCCTTCAGGGCCGTCCGGTTTTCGTCGAGGCGCCCGATCAGTTGCCCTAGCTTACGCTCACTACGGCGGTTACGCATCCGTGGGAGATAGCCCAGCGGCGCACCCATCGAGAACCCGTTGGCTTGGTGGGCGAGGCGGGTGGCGTCGTCGGATAAGCCGAACACTCGGTCGAGCACTTTGGGGTCGACGCCGGCAAACACTTTCTTGGCTTGCTCTGGAACGAGGCGGGCGAGGCTCTGGGTTCCGGCCTCTAGGCGCTCTAGGGTTAGCGAGGTGAATCGGCCCTGGGTGAGGTCGGCCAGTGCCAGTTCGTAGTCGACTAGTACCTGCATCTCAGGCGTCAGGTTGTCGCCGAGGGGGTGAGGTACTGGGGTGTCGAGCCAGGCTGCTTTAGGCGGCAGCCCTTTACGCTTACGACGCAGGGTGTCGCGGAGTTTACGCCGCAACTTAGGGTCATCGGTCTCCTTGATTCGCGCCTTCAGGGTATCCTCGTCGAGTTCCTGGATGCGCTTGCTCTGGATGACCTCATCAGCGTTGAACCGGGAAAGTACCGGCGCACCTTTAGTGCTGTCGATGGCCTCGCCGCTAGTGCGCCTGGCGAGTAGTTGGCGAATCTTCGTGCGGCTATCTGGGTCGAGGGTGGCCTCGGACTTACGGAGTTGGCGCAACTCGTCGTCACTCAGTTCATGGAGACGCTTACCTGCGTGTTGCTGGAACTCAGGGGCGAGCTGCTCTGCGGTGAGTTCGACCATCTCGCGCCGATCCCAGTGCATCCCTTTATGGCTGAGGATCTCAAGGGTGTGAGAGTCCAGCGCATCGAGCCACTTCAGGGAGTCCTTATCCAGATCCGTGTGAAGGCGTAAAGCCTCGATGGTGCCGCGCATACGGCCGAGGATATCAGTGTAGTTTTGTGCAGCTGCGAGGGTGTGCTTGCCGCCCTTCTTTATCGCGCCCATATTGGCAGCGAGGTCCAGGGGGTGTAGCGATCCCTCGGTGTGGATCTTGAGGAGCGCCTTAACATCGTCGGTTGTCTTACCAGTGGCCTTCGCCAAGTGCTCAACATCGGCGATCAGTTGCTTCTGCTGCTGCTCTAGGATGAGACGACCCTTGGCCTCCCGCTCGAGGTGGTGGTCTTGTAGGTCCTTCAGCCACGACTTCGTGACAGTCTCACCACGACCAAAGATGAGTTGCTTTTTCTTACGGAGCCACTGCCCCATCTCGAAGGCGGCGTCGCCTGTCCAGTGCCCGAAGTCCTGCTTGGTCTTGCGGACGAAGGTGGCCTCGGACTTGTCGAGTAGGCGCTTGGCTTTACGGCCGTTGTCCTGGACCTCCCGCAGGTACTTCGGGATCTCCTCGGCCATGTTCTCGACGGCCACAGGACGTGTTTTGCTCTTAGGCCACCCCCGGATCTCGTCGCGGAGTTCCTTGGGGATGCCCCGAGTCTTAAGCAACTCCTCTAACCCGGCGCCAGCAGCCAGCTTCTCGCGCAGCCGCTTGGCCGTCTGCTGGATGTCAGTGCGCTCGATCTTCTGCGCCGCTTTACCATACTGGGCCCTGTACTTGGCTGACCACCACTCGTCGTTGCCAAACTCCCTTGAGTCCAGTCGGAACTTACTGTCGAGGCCGCCGAAGCCCTTTTTCAGGGCTTGCGGGATACCAGCCATGTCAGCCAACCCGTCCATGAGCATCTCACCGTTGTCACCCATGCCACGGATCTTCCCGCCCATCCAGGCGAGGATCGGTTTGGTGGTGTCGACGGCCTTACCGTAGATCAGGCTGTTCTGTAGGGCGAACCACGACTTGTGCTTCTGGATGGCTTGCGGCGCACGGACCTCGGCGCCCCATCGGGCGAGCCCTGGGATGGAGATGAGTAGGTCCTCTTTGCCCGTCGACTTCATCATGTCGAGGACAGCAGTGTCGGCGTCGATTTTGCCGAGTTCCTTGATGGCCCGCTTCGAGGCTCTGGTGGTGAGCTTGCCCTCTTGCGCGGCTACCATCATGGTTTGGCGTAGTTCGCCCGCAGTCTTGTGGGCCATGAGGTCGATGCCCGCCTCAGCCATTTCCTTGCCGCCCTTCCGCATCGTGCCAGCGCGGACTGCTTTGCCGGCCTTGGCTAGACCGGTGGCGCCCGCTGTCAGGTAAGTGGCCGGGTCAAGGAGGATGTCGGCAATGAGGTTGCCCGCAGTACCGTGGTCGCCGATCACCTCGTCAACAGTGGCGTCGGTTTCGTGACTCGCGGCCACCCCCACCAGAGGGAGTAGCTCTGGGGCTAAGATCCCTTCCCGACTGAACAGGTCGATGTCCTCGTCCTTCAGTGCCCGGATGAACCTGTAGAGGAACTGTTGCGGGACACCAAGGGTCGAGTTGTAGGTGCGGGTGAGGAGGTTGGTCATCGCTTAGTGCGGTACCGCTGGAGGCGTTGGTATTCTTCGACACGCCCCTCTACCGTGGCGGCCGTGAACTCACCGTAGTCTGCTGGCCCTGAAGTTAGGTAACGGAGTGCTACAGCACTAGGCCGGGTTTCATAGGAGGTGAAGAATCCGTCGAGACCTAGCCATCCTAATGCACCACTGTCATCAGTGAAGCGCATGTCTAGGTCGAGGTCTGCGAGTGTATCGTCAATCAAGGCTGCGTAGTCGTGGCGCACCGCCGTTAGGTAGTTACTAAACTCCTGTTCGGCGGCCGTGGTCGGTTGACCACTAGAGCCGAGTCGGAATAGTTGCTTATTGTCGATCCACTCGATAGCGTTGGCGATTCGGGCACCCTCCGTGCTACCTGTTTTCACTTTGGCCTTGAACTGTTTTTTAGCATCTTCGTCGGAACCCTCGAAGGTTACTTGGAGTCCCTTAGTGCGTAGGTCTAAGGTAATACTGTCGTAGAGACCATCGAGGTCGTCTGTCGCTACAGCCCTAGTAATGTCGAAAAGCGTGTTCTCGATCTGGTTCGCCACTGAGGAGGCCTTTGGGTCGCGGAGTGCGACTAACTGTTGCTTCTTAGCAGTAAGGGCGTCGACCCTGGCCACGTCGCCGGCGGTTTCGGCAATGAACAGTGCATTCTGGATGGACGCGAGTTGTCCCTCAACAGCCTCACCTGTAGGGATGACTGCCCGGGCCAAGTCGCGACCGTATATCTGACCCCCTGATTTAATCAGGTCTAGGTCTTTCTTGCGGAAGATGCCCCGTGCCCGCAAGTACTCGCGAGCCTCATTAGTGCCCATACTCGAGATGTCACTACGCAGGGCGGCAGCAACCTCAGGTGGGATACGGTTGAAGTCCCGTTCTACAGACTTGGCGATCTGTTCGGCCGGGTCCTGTAGGTTGAGGTAGGTTTCCTTAAGCTGCTTATGGTCCTTGGCGATGAGCTGGCTAACACTGTCAGTGGCTTCAGGGGTGAGCCCTGCTGACTCGGTGAAGTCATCGACGGCCTCTAGTGCAGCCATCGTACCTTGCTCGTCACCGGGGAACTGTCCCCTGAACATGGAGGCCAGCTTGTCGGCACCTTCAGCACTGAGGCGCATAGTGCCGTCCTCTTGTTGTATGAAGGCGGATTCAGGCAGCGCAAAATCCACACCGCCTCCCGCAAACTTAGCTGCGGATTCTAACCCTACCTTGAGTCGGGCATCGAAGTCGCGCCTAGAGTTCAGGCGCCCTAACTGCTGCGCCTCAACACTAAGCTGCTCCTGGGTGATACCCTGAAGATCGCGCAGCACATCGGCGGCCACCTTCGGGTCCTGTCCTGCAAGTCCGATCAAGGTACCTGGCGGTGGGTTCTCCTGGTCCTGGAACCGCGACAGGATCGAGCGGATACCTGGGTCGCGCACATCGTCTAGGCTGACGTTGGCTAGGTTACCGAGTTGCCCCCTGATCGACGCGACTGCGTTGTAGCTAGAGTTGGCGGCACTATCAGGGCCGAACCCTGCATCAGACATAGCCCGCTGCACCCGCTGACGGGGTACATCATCCTCTGCGATACCTGAGAACTCCCCAGTCTGGAACTGTAGCGACAGCACGGCAGTCTCGGCTTGCTCTTGGAGCATACCGAGTTGGGCATACGCAGCCCGCCCCTCTGCGGCGATGATGCCCTTAGTGCTATCAGTGCTGGCAGCCCCCATCGCAGATTCGATCTGGCGCTGTAGGTTACCCTGCGCTATCTGGATCTGGTTAAGTGCATTCGTTGGACTGGTGGCAACCTCTTTTTCGATGGCCCTCAGCGTCGCCCCCGAGTTCGCCTGCCAGGCATCGCGGGCCTTGGCGTCGGCCTTCTCAGCGAACTGCCCACCGGCTGCGGCCATGCTTGCCACGGCCGTAGTTTCGTCGACGCCGAGTTCAGCCAACACCTTACCATAACCCCCGAAGTCGCCCATTAGGACAGCTTGCTGCTCTGCGAACTGGAGGCGGGCCTGGAACTCTTGCTGACTCTGTTGACTATCAACGCGGGCTTGACGCTCTAGGGCCCCCTGCTCTGCGGCGAAGGCCCGATCACCCGCCTTCTCATTCGCTCGCGCCTCACGGTCCTGGCGCTGCTGCATCCCTGACATGAGAGGGCTGAGGAAATCCTTATTGGTCGCAACCGTAGCGTACCCTGCGATACCTCCAGCGATTGCTTCTGCGATTGCTTTGCCTAGTGTCATCTCTTAAACACCAAACCCGAACAGGTTATAGGGGTCGAAAGGATCTGGGTCAGTGGCGGTAGGCGCGGGACTAGGGGGACTCCCTAGGGCTCCGAAGAACCCTTGTAGCCCGGCCATAGGCCCAAACTGACTCGTTGCCGCACTAGATGCGCGGCCCTGTGCCCCTCCGAGGAACGCGCCTTGCTCCGCTGTCGGAGCGAACATGCCCCCTGCTGCGGCGGCCGCACCGCCAAGCGCGAGGCTACCTCCGCCTGTTGCGAAGGCCGTAGCGATTCCGGCAGCGGCGCCGAGGAGCTTCTCGCCGGTACCGGGGATCTGGTCCTGCTGAGCCTTGAGCTGCATCAAGAACTCTTGGTGGCGCTGGTTGGTCTCGAAGCGTTGCTCCCGTAGCTGCCCAGCCTGACCGAGGAGTTGAGCCTGGAGGCCGAGGAGCGCCCGCTCGTTCTCAACCTTCCGCGCATGGGCGGCCATCGCGGCCTGGCCCGTTTGCTCTAGGTAAGCCATCATCGACGCCTGCACCTGCGCGGCGCCAGTGAGGCCGGCCGCCTGCTCGGTCTGCGTGATGGTGGCCGACGCCTGTTCGCGCAGGCCCTTCGCTAAGGACTGCTCAAAGATCGGGTCGGCCTGGTTGGCCTGGTCCTCGACTCGTTGGGCAAGATTCTCAAGGGGGACGGCCGGGTTTACGGCGTCGCGTGCATTGAGCTCCTCTAAGGTAGCCCCACCTGGCCCAGAACCAAATATGTCATCCAACATGTCTAGCCCTAGTGACCTAGTGCCCAGCGCGTATCCAAGGTATTTATTTGCCATGCTAGTACTCCACCGTCATCGTGAACTCATCGCCCTTTACGGCAATGGAAGGCGTGACATAGAGCTTACCGCCCTGCCACGAGAAATCTGCCGCGCCACCGAGAACTCGGCGGGGCGGGCCGTTGCGGGGGTTTTCGACCTCCACTGGGACGCCGGGACCCTTAGAGTGGGCTCTGAGAACGACGCCCTCATCCGCAGCCGCCCCGTGGTTGGGGAGGTTGTCGGCGTCGGGCACTGGGGGGTTGTGTCGCTTCACTCCTTATCCTCTTGTCGGATGTTTACTTCGGAGGCGCCGATGCGGTGTAAGAGAGGTGCTAGCGCCCTGAGTATAACACGAACCCAGCGCCCGCGTCCACCTGTTCCTGACATTTGTGCGCCCGACGCCAGCGGCACAAACTCCATGCCTTGTCTGTTGTCGCGGATGCCCGGCTGGTCCTTGCCCTGAACGGACACTTCCCAGTCGTCGCCGTCCTGGATGTCGAGGTCCGTGGTCGCCTCGACCTTGCCAGGGCCAGCAATGAACTCGCCGGTGTCGATCATCATGCCCGTTTCGCCGACCCCAAAGAATAGCTTGACTTCGCCGTCGAGTTGTGCTAGGGACGCGGTGGTCACGGTCAGGGTCGCGCCCTGCTGCGTGAGGATCATGCCCTGCCAGGGCGCGATGGTTTCGCCGACCGGGGCGTACTCGATGGCCGATTCGGTGGTGCCATTGGCTTCGAGGACGGTCTCGCGGGTCGGGCGGATCTGCTGGTAGGCTGACTGATAGGTTTCAGGGATCGCCTTGGTGGCGTTGGACCAGTTGTAGAGCACCGTGTAGGCGCCGCTGCCGAAGCTGCGGGTGAACAACTGGGCCGTCGGGGTAGCGTACCCCGTGAACATCGAGTCGACGGCGCTGTCGGGGGTGCCGAGAACAATGTCCATCTCAGGGAGGACGCGCCCTGGGTATTGTGAGAACACGTTGGACCGCTGAGTGAACCGCGTGTAGTCGGCCTCATGGATCAGGGCATAGACGGCGAGGTTGTTGATGCGCCGTTGGTTCTCGGACTCGGAGACGGTTGGCGACCCCGTGTTGACCTTCATGGCGGGCGCCACACAGAGCCCCTCGGCCGAGGCGCGGTAGAGGGCCCTGAGCGAATAGAGCATCTTCCACCGGTCGCCGTTGTCGTACTTCAGGCCGACCTCGATACCGCTCGCGCTGCCGTAGTTGCCTGGCTCGATGGCGTCGCGGCCGTCGTAGTCCTCGTAGTCTGACGGGTTATTCTTGAAGTCGCCGATCTCGTGGTAGAACTGGCGCAGACCATTGACGAATAAGTGGATGTCGTTGCTGATCCGGTCGCGAACATAGGCGATGCAGGCGAGCATGTTGGATCGCCACAGAGCCGGGGTTGCGAAAGGGTTGTCGGCGCCGACGAGGTTCTGGACCGGCCACAGCGGGCACAGGTCCATCGAGATAGCGTCGAGGTTGGAGAGGTTGCCGAGCTTGTTGGTCGAGTTGTACTCTGGGATAGACGAGAGCCGTAGGTCCAACCAATCGGTGTTGGTGAAATCCATCAGGGTCTCGTTGCCGTTGATCTCGGTGTAGTAGCTACCGTCGGGGGCAGTCATCTTCAGAGCGTCGATCTGGGCCTGGGTGTAGCCGTCAGCGACCCACTGGTCTAGCTCATCCTCGGTGGCCGTCGTGAAGTTGCAGTATTGGGTGGCTCTGGGGATCGCCGCCGCATTGGTGAAGTACCCGCGTTGACCATTCTTGATGTTGCGCGTAAACGTGACATTCGACGCGTTGGCCTTGATCCAGGCGGCCTCCTGGATGCCCCAGTCGGCACCAGCGTTGTCGCCCACAACCATCCCAAGGCCCTGAGTGTAGTCGGTGAACGGCGCCGCGTAGTTCGGTCCCGCGAGCACAGCCCCATTCGGGCCGGCGATGGCCGCGTTGTTTGGCCCGACGATCAGTGCGGTGGTGACCATTAGATGCCCCTGTTATTCGTGAGGCCGGCAAAGTGCTTGACCGCCCTGAGACGCTGGTAGGTTTCGATGTCGTCCCAATCTGCGTAGGTTGGGGCGAGTCCCCAATACCCATCGGGATCGGTCTTCTCAATGGCAACGAAGTGCATCAGGGTTCCGAAGCCGTTGTCGAGCGCACTACGGAGCATCGTGAGGGTGACATCCCCCCAACGCTCCTCTTCGTAGTAGCCGACGATTGTCTGCGCTGGAGTTTCGCCAGCGACACCGCCGACACACACGACATGGTGCTGACCTTCGTAGCCGAGCATCTCCATTCCGCCCGTGGTGACGATGCGAGCCTCCCAATCCGCCCAGCGAGTCGATCCGGCGAGCGTGGACTCGTAAGCGTCGAGCGATTCGAAGAACTGGTAGACCTCCTCCTTGCTCATGTTGACGGTGTTCTTCGTAGCACCGTCTCGGAGACTGCTAGGGGCATCGTCAGCCAGCCCGTTGTTGGAGTACTGCGGCTCCGCCAGAAGCGAGTTTCCCCAGTAGAACGCGATGGTCGCAGAATCGTGGTGATCCTCCGGCTTCTCGTATGCGTCCACGCCGAAGTTCACCTCGACATGAGCATCGAGTGCGTTCTTCGACGCGTTGTTGCCGACCTGCATCCCCAGCACGAATGTCACACGGTCATCGGTTCCATCCGCAACGAACAGCGGCTCAATCATGCGCTTGCATTGCGTCGAGCGGTAGGCCGCCCACGGCCAGAAGGGGTAGGACTCATTCTGGTCGGAGAAGCGCGAGGTCGCCGTGACATTGGCATCGCCCTCGTCCGGCCCCGTCGTGCCGTTCTCCGTCCATGCCGTGTCGCCAGCGCACACAGTCTCCGGCGTACCGAGCGTCACCGACTGCGAGTTGGTCCAGGTGTCCGGGTCACTAGTGGAGGTTGCGACCTCCCAGTTTCCAGAGGTCTGGTTGTGGTACAGCACATAGGTCGTACCCCCGCTCTCGCGCTTGAAGACATTGAAGGCGGCGTTCGTGGTGTCGAACGACCCGCTTGCGACCTCTCCGTTGTTTGACTGGAAGTAGTCCCCGTCGAAGTTGGAGTCGGCCATGCTCGCCAGGGTGATGTAGCGCGAGTTGGCGACCTCAAGAAGACCCTGCGCTTGAGCGTAAGCGTTGGCTGAAAACCCGCTATTCCAGGTCTCGTTGCCGTACTCGATGGCGATCTTTAGCTCTGGATTCACATTATCAACGAGGTACTGTCCCCATAAAGACACGGAGATATCGTCGTACTCGGCGGGGATGCAGTACCACGCTGGGACACCTAACAAGTTCTGCATTCGGACACACGCCGAGAGAGGCACACCGGGCTGCGCGTGACGGCCCGCTCCAGTATTAAACGCGCCGTGAGTGTATGTGCGATAACTGTCGGGCTTACGGTCTGCCCAAGAGTCCCAGCCGCTTTGTCGGTTCATGGCCTGCCAGTTCATGAAACGGATGCCACCAGGAAAGTCAGAGTAGACATCCAGGAACGGTTGGTAGAACTCGTTTACCTCACCGGGTCCACAGGTTCCCTCGTAGTCCTCGTGGCAGATCACAACATCCGTGACATCGGTGGCGGCGATGGGGACCCTGAAGTACAACAAATCGTCGTCGCCCCAGTCAGTGATGTTGTAGACCTTACGGTTCGTGCTGGTCGTGGGCGACCCGATGCTCATCGTGCCCGTCGCAACGAGTGAGCAGTCGCCCGTTCCGCTCCAGGTCAGGACATAGTTGCCTGTCGGCAGCATCCCTGCGCGTGATTCACTGATGACCACCACTTGGTTATGCGCGACCGCAGTGCCGGGGTCCGTGATGTAGCCGTCGCTGTCGAGCGTCCCGTCGAAGGTGTCGCTGGAGTTGCGCACCCACTCATCGTTCGCCTGTTTCATCAGGTTGTTGAACGGCACCTCCCGGCCATACGCAAGATTGAACAGCGTGTTCATCCCCGGCAAGTAGCCCTTGCCGTTGGTGCGCGGATTCGGAATCGAGAAGGTGCTCGTCATTAGGTCGGCTGGATGGTCAGTTGCAGCTCGATTGGCTTGGAACCGAAGGTGGTCGGCGTTCCAGTTGCCGTGAACACGATTTGGAAGGTGTCGCCCTTAGCCACAACCAGGTTTGCGTCAGTTCCGTGGAGGGCGCCCATGTCGAAGCTCTCCTTGAAGGTGATGGTCGTACTCGCTGTAGAAAACGCAGCGGCGAGCAAGTCCACACTGGAGTTCGTGAAGTTCTGGGGCATGATTTCCCAGTAGTTCGAGCCGTCAGCGGGAATGGTCTTCGTTGGCGAGTGGAACCTGATGTCGGTGATGGTCCCTGCAACCGGCGCTGTCATCACCAGAGCAACCGTATTGGTCGAGGTGGTGTTGGTGAGGTCGACGAAACCACTGAGCACGACATCGGGCTTGTGCAGCCGCCAATCAGTGCCCGCGTCATCGGTGAACATCGGCTCGTTGGGCGCGTCGTTGCGGACCCAGAACTCGCCCTTCGTTGCGGCCGGAGTATTCGAGTGGTCGGCGGCCTCTGTGACGAGGATGCCCGCTGTGACATGGACATCGTCGGCATAGGCTAGTGCAAACCGGGTCGCGTCGGCGCCAAGGTCGCGGGTGCCGTCGGCGTCAGGGATGATGTCCGCGTCGACAACATCGCCCCACGCATCACCGCCGCCGGTGAGGTCGATCTGCGCCCAGACTGCGGCCGTCGTCGTGATGTCCTGGCAGATCCAGGAGGTGTCGGTCGTCGTGTTGGTCCAGAGGTCGTTGACGATGTGGACCGTGCCGTTGGTTCCGGCGCCGTCGTCGTTCGCGCCGGGGTCGGTGGTCGTCGTGATCCGGTTCTGGGGCGTGATCCCCATCGCCGTGTGCGCGGTCTCGACGATTTGCTGCGGGGTCGAGCAACCTAGTGCGTCCGTTCCCGAGACATCGCGCCACACAATCTCGTCGGTGGCGGCGGGCGCTGCTGGGGTCAGGCCCTCAATGATGTCCTCAATGGCCTTCTCCGTTACCGAACCTGAGCCGAGCACTGTGTCGGTGCCCGCGTCGTCGGTGAACACGAGGACGTTGGGCGTGTCAGAGCGAACCCAGACTTGGCCCTTGCCGGCGGTCGGCGTGTCGGCGTGGTCGGCCCGCTCGTTGATTACGAGGTCGCCTGTGAGGTCGGTCGTGCCGTCCTTCAGGAGTGCGCCGCCCGTGCTACAGATGTCGGGCGCGGTTGCAGTGCCGATGGTGTCGGTACCACTGACATCGGCGAACGGGAACTTGTCGCCCGTTGCGAGGATCGGGGTGGCGGCTGCCTGCCAGAGGTCCTCGAGGGCCTTCTCGGTGACGGTGGCACTAACGTTGGTCCAGACAGCGGCGGCGGCCGTGACATCCTCGGCTACGAAAAGGGCGTTCGAGGTCTGGTTGTACCACATAGAGCCAACCTCGTACCCAGAGCCCGTGTCGTCGCTCGCAGTCGGGTCGATGGTGGCGTCCATGTTGTTAGAGCCACCTACACCAATCTTGGTCGCGACATAGGCCGCGAGCTGGGCCATATTCATGTCGGCGATCTTGTCCGTCGGGTCAGTGCCCGATGCACTAGCGTCGAAGAATGGTACGAGGTCGGCGTCTGCGGGCGCAGTGCCGGAGTTACCTTGGGTTCCGTCTAGTTTGTAGACCATGTTTAAGCGAAGCTCACGACGCGGGTAAGGATGCCGAGGCCGGTGTTATCGACTACTAGCACACGGGAGCCAACGGGTGCATTAGGATCGGCGGCCATGAAGATCGTGGAAGTAGTCGCGATGCTACCCACAGAGTTCGTGGCGGTGGAGGTGGTTACGTCGTCGGCGTAGACGCTGGACGACTCTAGGGAGTAGGACCCTGACGAGTGGACCCAAGCGGTGCCGGCACTGGTGTCGCCAACATCGACCGCATCCCGCTCCTCGATGGACCAGGAGCCGGTTGGGAAGTGATAGCGGAGCGTGACATCGGAGTCCTGGTCGATGACGTAGAGACTAGACAGGTTGCCGCTGATGGCGAGTCGGCCGTTGGTCGGGAGCAACTCGTGGACTGGGGTGCCGAACGACTCGTCGAGCTGCCCATCTTTGTAGGCCCAGAGCTTTTGCTTACCGAGGCCAAACGCGAGGCCGCCCTGAGTGACGAGGCAGTCGACAGCTTGGACGCCCGCCCCTGAGCCGAGGTCCATGACGCGGGGGCTCGACGGCGAACCAACGAGCAATACCGTCCAAGATTCGCCGCAGACGATTAGACTGTCGGCGACCTCCGCGACTGCCAATATGTCAGAGCCGTTCTTGGGAACGGGCACTGGGTAGGTCAACCACGACGGGAACGACTCCCAGCCGAAGACCGATGGCTCGGCGAAGTGTATCTCGTTGCCGCGCCAAGTGAGGAGCTGGTTCTGCCAGATGCCAATGCCGTTGGGGGCGTCAGGGATCTGACCGGTGCCGGCCTCGGGCGATTCGGCGCCGAGGGCTTCGTCGGGCGCGACATCAACATAAGATGTGTCGCCGGCTGGGATCCGGGCAAGCTTGTAGAGGGGGAGGCCGCGCACGGCCTTCAGGGCCTTCTGCACCTCGCCATCATCGTCAGGGTCGCCGATAGGGTAGCGGGCGGTCCTGAATAGCTCTGCTGCTGTGATGTAGTCGTAGGGCGGCGCCGGGATGCCGATGGCCGGGGCCGGGTCGGTCGCGCCTCCCGAACTGTTCGACTCGCGGGTGTCGACGATGGAGGAACTATTAACCAGAGTCAATAGGTCCGTCGACAGCGAGCCGCGATGGTTGTAGGTCGTTGCTGTTACAAGGTCAGCCGGCTCAAAGGTGGCGTAGAAGTAGAGGTCGCCCCACTCAGAGCCCTTGACGCGCCCTGTTAGGAAGTCGTAATCCTCCGTCGCGTCGTCGTAGCGGTTCTTCGACCACAGGCGGAACTCACCGATGTGTGTGTCGCCGCTGTTGGTGGCCGCCATGCCGCCAAGGTACACTACCAACGAGTCGGTGCTGACAGTGATGGCGCTGTCGTTGGCCCCCAGCGGCGCGTCGAAGATCCTGTTGCCGTTGATGTCCAGGTCGCGGATGGTTAGGTCGTAGTCGCTAGAGACATCATCTAGGATGATGCTGGTCGTGAACCAGTTAAACTGCTGCGGGTCGATGCCCGCGTCGGCTAGGGGTTTGACATAGGAGGCCGATGCGCTGCCGTCCCACTGGCGGTTCGGCAGGACATAAGATGCCTTGCCAGTGGTAACCACAATCGAGCCGTCGCCGAGGCTCGACGCGTAGATGTGGTACTGCGCCTCGGTCTCCGCAACGGACGCCTCGTCAGTGATGAGCACTCCGGTGAACTCGGTGGGCGAACCCTTGATCTGGGTCATGTTGCCCTTAGTCGGGTTCTTGACACCACTATCGGCAGTGTCGCCCTTGTAGGTCCGCCAGTATTGCCCTGAAACGCGGTCGTAGAACTTGTTGGGGTTCACTGACGGGTCCTCGGTGAAGAAGCCAACATCGGACCTGATGAGGTCATCCATCGCGCCGCCCTGAGCAGCGGCAAACCGCTTGCCCGACTCATAGACGATGGTGGCCTGGGGCCATGCGCGGGACCACGCGCGGGCGTGGTAGAAGTAGCTATCGTTCGCCATCCAGCCGAGGCGGTTGGCGTTGCGGCTGCCGACGCCCGTGCCGTAGTCGCGGTAACCGTGGGTGCCGGTCGCGCCTGCTGCGTCGGTGTAGTTCGTGCCGGAGTCCGCCGTCGGGAGGTCGGCGATGCCCTCGTAGTGGTTGCCGCTAGAGCCAGTCTTCCTGAACGCGACGTTGGTGGCTCTGAAGTCGATCTTCTTCTGTGGGAAGTCGTAGCCGGCAAAGAATCCGACTAGGGCGCCGCCTGTGAAATGCTTCCAGGTGCTATCCGTGTAGTTGTGGATGTGGATTCGGAGGTCGTCGCCGTCCCGCACTGCAACGAGGTTGTAGTCGTCGTCGGCGTCCCAGAACCCGTCGTCCGTGCCTTCGTCGCCGGCACTGTTGAAGATGAGGTAGCGGTAGCGGCTGTCCTTGAGGCCAAGGCTGCGGGCAACAACGAGGCGGGGCGGGCCGCCTGACTCGCCGCCGTAGGTGCTGTCGGCGTCCAGGTAGACCATGAACGACCGGGTGGTTGGCCCCGGGTCTTCGTGGCCGATTGCGAGGAGGCCCTGGTTGTTGTAGGTACCTTCGCCGGATGCCTTGTACCTGAACGCGAGCTGCATCGTCCAGTCGCCATTGGGGTTCAGGTCGATTGGGTTGTCCGGCTCTAAGCAGAGCGTCGGCTCGTCGGAGAAGTCGGCCGTCGAACCCCGGTCGAAGATGGACTCCTCAAGGTCGTCGAAGTCTGGGAACCGGAGGTAGGTTTCGACTGAGATGCCGTCGCCGTCGGTGGCCGCGATGCCGTCGGTGCTGTCGGTTAGGGTGAAGTGCTCGGCTGCACCAGACTCGGCAAGGCCATAGGACTCGCCTAGCTCGCGGCGCTCCTCTGTGCCGGCCGCGTCGCCCGCGCCGATGAGCACTGATGCGGCGCCGGTTGCCTTGACGGGCTTCAGGCGCTTGATGGGGCCACGGGTGCCGTCTTGGCTGACCCAGCGGTAGCCGTAGTCGTATACACCATCCAGGGCGCCCGTCGAGAGGCTCTGGACGCTGACGTCGGCCTCGGGTTCAGGGAGGCCAAGCGGCCGAACCTTGGAAAGCTCTGAGTTGAACACATGGACCGAATCGCCGCTGTGGACGAACGCCCGGTCGCCGACGCGGATACTGCTGAGGTCGGCGCCGACTGGCTCCTTGTAGATCCCTGTGTAGCCGAGGGCGGCCGGCCCCATGACAACGCCCGACTCGACGCCAACGTGGTCCTGGTCCGTGAGCGGCCCTGGTGCGTAGGCGGGGTGGCCCTCAGTGGTGCCGTGGGTGACGGCCGCGAGCGCGATCCGGTTGCGGCTGCTGTCGCGCAGGTAGTCGGCCGTGACGTCGAGGCTGAACGCGGGGTTCAGGGACGTCGAGGTGTCGGCGTAAACCGCGTAGTCGAAGAAGTCGACCTTCGTGAGGTAGCCGTGGAAGCCCTTGCCCGCAGACGGGTCCTCGTCGTTGCCGATGTAGAGGTCCGGGATGCGCTGCCAGTCGAGGTAGGGCGCGAACGCCGGCATCGTCGTTGTGACGGCAGCGGCGCCGTCTAGGATGAGGTAGACATTCGTGCCGTCGACTCCACAGACGATGGAGAAGTCGGTGTCCTCGGTGATTGCGGCAGCCGAGGTGGCACTGACGCCATTGTATGTGAATACGGCCTTTCCGGTTGCGTCGATTGCCAAGTAGGCGAGCCCTTCGACATCGGACCCGAAGTCGAGTAGCGTCGTTGAGGCCGACCTGAAGGCGCGTTGGCCCTCCACTTTGAAGGAGAACTTCTGCGACCCGACATTTTCCGTCTGGGTCTGGAAGTACCGCTCAAAAATCTGGCGGAAAGGCACCACAACAGCGCCCCCAAAACCAGTAAAGTGCAGCTTTGAATCATCTAGGGTCGGGGGCGCCGGGACCGCGTAGGTCTTGCCCCTGGTTGCCCCGCCCGTTGCGGGCGAGAAGCAGTAGCCGCCGATGTCCGACGGTTGGATGTTGTAGAACGAGGAGACGCTGGGGGTGCGCTGCTGGTACTCGGCCGTGGTGACGACGGAGGCCCACAGGTGAAGGTTGTCCATCACCGGTGCAGTGCCCTTGGCTCTGGTGGTGATCTTGTGCGTGCCCAGTAGTTCGATCTGCGCCGCTGACAGTGCCGTGTAGGTGCCGGCGAGCGTCACGCCCTGGGTTGCGTCGCCCTCGCTCACGTTCAGGGTCAGGGTCGTGCCGCTCTTGGTGATGAGGATGTCGACGTTGGCGCCCGCCGTAACTGCGATGGGTGTGACGCCCTCAACCGTCGACGCGTTGTCGATGGCGTCGAGATAGACCTTGTAGGTACCGCTGTCGTACTTGAGGTAGCACCGAACAGAGTTGTCCGTGTCGGCATCGGCGGTCGACCCTGCAAACAGCAGCGTCCACTCACCACCACTTTCCGTGATGTCGCCGACGTTGGCACTGAAGCCCATCGACCACGAGCCGGTGAGGTCCAACTCGGCGTCGATGGCCCACTGCGAACCGGCTGGCTCTGCAACTAACCCTAGAGCCTGAGCGTACCGCGCCTGTCGCTCGGTGCCGAGGCGCCGCGTCGTGATCTCCTTATTCGGGTCAACCTCGCGCCGCTCATAGACGGCAGGCGGATCCGACAAGGGCGAACGGCCCATTGCCGAACCCTTGCGGTCCATCGGAAGGTTGTCGAAGCGGGCCTTCATGGTTAGTAGCTAATCGGCTCCCCCGTTGCAGTGCCCGGCGTCGTGCTGGAGGTCGTGTCGCTGTAGTCGTCGCCCTCGTTGCCGTCGGGGAAGTTGTTACCGTAGGGGTCTTCGCCGTTGTAGCAGCCCCACAGGCGGTCGCGGCGCTCGTTGGGTCGCTCTGGGATCACCGGGATGTAGGTGTCGCGTGGGTAGTAGACGATGTTGATGATGACCTCGGCCGTCGTGTCGACCGACATCACCTCGGCGTAGACACCGTTCTCGAAGTAGATGCCTGCGAGTTGGTCGGGGGTCGACGCTCTACTGCCCTCGGCCTTGGCGACAACACCGTTCCAGATGTTCACGTCCTCGCCCGTGTCGGAAGGCTCTGGGGTGGTGAAAAACTTAACGATGGTCGAGTCGGTCTCGGCCGATGTGTGGACCACGACCTCGATGTGCATGACATGGCACGACCCCGAGATCAACTGATAGCGTTTGCCCTCGGCCCTAGAATCGGTCCAGGTGCGGAGATCGTCCGGGTGCGGCGTCAGGTCGCAGCAGCAGATATTATCAGCCACGGAAGTTACTCCGCGATTGCGGCTGAGTGCTCTTGCCGCCTTGCTTGGCCGCCGTATTCGAGTCCGCCACGCCAATGCGGGAAGCGGCTGCCTCGCCCGCGCTGAAGCCACCAGTCTGCCACGAGCGCCAAACCTGCACGGCCCGCTCTAGGATCGCGTCGTAGAAGGCCTCGGTGCCGGGGATGTCGGTGCTCTGGGTGATGTTGTCCAGCGAGAAGTTCTGCCGGATTGCGAGCCTGACGGCTGCGTCGGGCACGGGCCACAGTTGGAGGTATGGCGTCCCGTTGCGGGCGTAGCGTTGCTCGTAGCCCTGGGTGCGACCGGTCGGCTCGAGGCCGTAGTTGGTCAGGCCGTCGGGCGTGTGCGCGAGGTGCGTCTTGTTGCCGAGGTTGATTACCTGCGTGACGGACCCTGAGTTGGGGAGCCGCACTGTCCGGTGGTAGATCGTGCCAGTCGATCCCGCTAACGAATCCTTGATCGCAGAGCCGACGTCGATGCCGGATGCACTGTAGTCGTAGATGGTCCGGTAGTAGCTGCCAATCTTGATGACGTCGCCGACGTTGAGCCCGGTCGGGGGCGTCAGCGCGAGCGTCGACGTGTTGGCCGTGTGGCCGGTGATAGTAACCGCCGAGGTCCCGAAGGTCTCGGCGGTCAGCTCTGAGTAAGCGAAGCCCGGAACACCATCTTCATGGATCCGGGCCAAGCCAGAGTAGATTGCTTCGTCCAGACGCTCCTGCTCAGGGCCAGTGATGACCGAGAGACCCAGGCGCTTGGCCAGGCGGGCGCGGAGTGTGAGGACTTCAACCATCGTTAGTTAGCGACGGTCCAACCTTCGATTTGCGCGAAACTGCGGCGACCGTTATCCAGCGAGTAGCAATACTTGTACTGCGTGCGGCTGAACCAGTTGGTCTCCTTCGGGTGCGGAGCCAACTCCGACAGTTGCTTCACGAAGCCGCCCTGCTCGTTGACACCACCGCCATCGGCGAGGTTCATACGGAGGGAGTTCATGTTGAGCAACAGCGCGGGGCACTCTGCGGTAGTTTCGGCAGTGATGTCCCACAAGGTGTCCTTCTCGAGGTACTGCGACCACATGAAGTTGACGTTGCGGAAAGGAATCACATCGGCACCACCCATGTCCTTAACAACCGAGTCGTTGATGTTCGTCTTGTCGCGGAGAGCCGTGACGAAGATGTTGTTCAAACCTTCGGTGATGAGGCCGTGGGTCGGCTTCTCGATGCCGCCGAACCGTGAGGTCTTGCGGATCGCTTTTTCCCAGTCGCCCAGGAACAGGTCAAGCTCTGCCGAGGTGGCAGGAGCCGCGTCGGTTGCTTGGAAGAGCTGCGGTGCCCAGCGAGCGTCGCCGTCGCCAGCGGCATCACAGTCGATGTTGCCGAACTTGTCGCCAGCGGCGTTGACACCGGTGGAGAGCAGGCCGAGGAGCGACATCGAGCCAGTGGTAGCACTGTAGTTGGCGTCCCCGGAGTAGGGCGTCAGGAGAGCCTCAGTGCCGGTAGCAGTGGCCGAGCCACGCAACAGGTACATCTCCTCCTCCTCAAAGACATTCTCCATGAAACGCTTGACGATGAACTGGACATCGGACATAGCGAGCCGCGAAGGACGCTCTAAGAGAGTCTGCGGGATGTTGAGGTTATGCGTGACGTTCTTCATGGTGAAGAGCGCCTTGGTCAGGACTTCAGCCTGTGCGTGCCCGAAGTTGTTGGAGGCACCTGCGAAGGTGTCGCCGACGTAGCGGGTAGCAGTCTCGGCATCCGCGCCGTGACGAACAGGGTGCTCGACGCGCTCTGCGTCGTTCACTTTGAAGATGCGCCCGTTGTTAGCGAGCAGGGACATGATCTGGAACCCGCCGTCGTTGACGAAGTTCGCAGGGTCGCCGGAGTATTCGTCCAGCGCAGACGTCACCATCGTGTTGAGGGTGCGTGCTGCTTCAGTGGTTGGGAGGCCAGCCATCAGGTTATGTGCCCACGGTGGGGACTTTTAGTGGTAGGTCAGGAACCTAACGACTCGAGCATCCGCTGCTGAACGCGCTTGTCGAGGTCGCCGTGCTTCGTCTCTGCTGCCCGTGGTTTGATCGTCGTGTGCGCCCCGAGGCCAAGAAGTTCGGCGGATGCCGCTTCCTGCTTCGGAGTGTCAATGACGCCGGCCGCGAATGCAACTGACTTGATCCCCCGCTCTGAGAGGAGCGTGTGTACGGTGAACTCCTTGGATTCGAGGCCTTCCTTGTAGGTCTTTTGGACCTTCTTGTAGGCTTCGGAGTCAGGGGCGATACCGAGGGACGTAAGCGTTCGTTCGAGCTTCAGCGTCGCCTCCGCCTTCATTCGCTCGAAGGTAAGCGACTCTTCGATACGCTTGTCCACTTCCTCGGGCTTGATGTAGCCCTCGGTCTGGAGGCGTTTCTCAAAGTCAGCTTCCATCTTACGCTTGAAGCCGTCGATTGCGCTGCTGCTCTGCGACTCAACCAGCTTGTTCACCTTTGCGATGAGCTCTGGCGTGAGTTCCTGTGAAAGTTGCTGCAAGGTCTCTTGGGCCTTCGCAGCGGGTTGATCCTTGAGACCCTTCGCTGCCTCCTCCGCGAGGTTTACCAATGGCTCCTCGGTGGCTGGCTCAACAGCGGTGGTGTTCTCTTCGGGGGTTTGTTCGTCAGTCATGTTTAGGCTTACCTGTGGCTCCTAATACAATGGGATGGGACTAGCTTACCAGTGGCTCTAGTACCCGAGGTCTCGGTCATGGTTGTCAAGACCTACGCTACCGTTGCGGCGGCGTTGGTTCACCGAGCCGGGGCCCTGCCCTGGCTTGAATCGGTGGCTGTCGGCGTCGAGGCCGTACTTCTTGTAGACCGCCTTCATCTCGGCCTGCGAGTGAACGATGCGGTCGGGGCAGTCAAGGGGGAGCTGGAAGATGTCGTGGCCCTTGCCCCAGTCGCCGGCGCCCGCCCGTTGAAGTTGTTGGTCTTTCAGGGCCGCATACTCGCGCTCGACTTTCTCAAGGTGCGCGTCGTAAAGGACCTTGTCGGCGGCCGATGGCTCTGGAGGTGACGGAAGGGTCGCGTCGCAGCACGACATCTTCCAGTCAGGGTAGTGGGCGCGGCCGGTCGGGTCGTTGCATCCGCCACATTGGCCGCGAACTTCGAGGTTGCGGTCGCGCAGTTGGTGCCAGTCGTAGCTGACGACCCAGCTATCGTCTTTAGGCATGGAGTTCCACGTAGAGGTCGATGGTGAGCGCGGTGCCGGTGTTGCCGCCGTCATGCACTAGGCTAAACCGCTGCGGGAGGAACTCAACGACCGAGCCCTTCAATGAGGTCGCGGTCGTGGCCATGACAGTCATCTCAGTGTCAAGGTCGCCATCGAGGTCGGAGTCGAAGCCCATGAAGACGGCGCCTGTGGCTGGGTCCGTGTTGTCAGGCGACACGGCCCGCATAAACACTTTACCCGCGCCGGCGCCTGCGGTATCGGTGTTCTCGATGGCGTAGATCGCGGCCCAACTGAACCCCGACGCGTCGATGACGGGCAATGTCTCGCCCGCAACGCAGTCGACGCCCTCGAACTTGTATATCTTGGTGAACTTAGAGCTGTGCTCTGTGGTTTGGGTGGCGACCATCGGTTATCGGAGTTGGTTGAGGGCTAGGTCTTGGATCTGGTCGACGGGGATTCCGTCAGGACCCATCGCGCCATTATTGAGGGCGCCCTGAGCATTGAAGCCGGGCACTGGTGATTGCGGTTCGGCCGGCTGCGGGCGCTGCGCGAGGTAACCCTGATGGGACGCGAGCGCCTGCTGGATTTCGCCAACCGGGATCGACGAGCCTGGCTGCATCGCTGCGGCCTGGATCTCTGCTTGGTAGGCGGCCATGAACTGTTCGTGATCGTCCTCCGGGTAAACCGGGATCTCGTTGGTTCGACCGTATACGAAGTTGAGGATCCGTTGTTGAGGGCCCTCCAGGTTGAACGGAGTTTTCAACATGTCCGCCGCCGCGTTGTTGCCAAGGGCTCGCAGGTACTTTTGAGTTTCCGAGATAAGTAACCCAGGTGGGATGAGGTCCGGCGCCTGCTGTCTAATGTTGCTTAGTAGAGAGATTGAGGCAGCGTGCGTCTCGACCTGACCCTGTTTGGACAGGTTACCTAACTCGACCGCTTCGACCCTAAACGACATTCGTGCGATGCCGGGGTCTGGCAGGTCAATGATACGGTTGAGCTTGTTGGCAAGCGGGATAGTGACCTTCTTTTTAGGGAAAGCCACGGGGAGGAACTGGTACATAATCCCTCCCAGGGCCGAGAATGCGTCGGCCATGACCGTCAGGCGGGCTCTGGATCGGCGATTGTTCGCCTGGACGATTGCGCTCGCCTCGGTGGCGGACTTACGCGGGTTGGCCGCGACGCCACGGTCCAGCGACGACACGCCAACAACCTCGTCGAGGAGCTGCATGTGCGACTGGAGGACGGCGATGATCTCGCCGGCGGCACTAGATCGCTCGATGGGGCGGGCCTTGTGGCTGACGCCCGTGTACTCGGCGTTCATGTTGACGCCGCTGACCGGGACAAATAGCGTGTTGCCCGGCGGGTTGTTCCGCATGGCCGAGATGGCGTCTTCGCTGATCGACTCCGCCTCGCAGAGGATGATGTTGTCGATGCCGCCGATGGCCTGCTCTAGTTGGCGGATATCGCGGTGGATCGAACGGAGCACTGGGATCCACGACGCGACCTCGGGGGGCGCGATGTCCTCGCCGGGCGCCGGGTCGAGGAACTGGTCGATGTGCAGTGGGCAGGTCGGTAGCTCTAAGGTGGTGACATACTCGCCGAGCGGTTGCTGCTGGTGGGCGTCCGACTGGTTTGCGACATAGACGCTCTCAGTGGGTTGGCTGTCGGTGATCGTGACGAAGAAGCTAACAGGGCATTTTTCGCCCTTGTAGGCGAAGCCCTTGTGGAATACTTCGGTGACCTCGACGACCTGCCACGGCTCGGGTTCGGGCCGGCCGTCGAGGGCGGGCTTGTGCTTCAGCTCGGACCACTGGACCTGGTATTGGTGCCACATGAACCGGCGGTATTGCGGTTCGTAGCCGCAATGGCTCGACGGGATCGCCTCAAAGTGCAGCCGCTCCTCGATGGGGGCGCTGGGATCGACGCAGAGCTTGACACCGAAGTGCGAACCGAGGAGGCCGTTCATGGCCGTGCGCCGCATCGATTTGCGTAGCCCTGATTGGCGCGACAGCCACGGCATCAGGATCGCTTGCTCCTCAGCGAGGTGTGTGGCCTCGGCGGTCAGGGCCTCGACTTGGAAGGCCGGCACTGCTGGTACTAGCTCTGTGACTAGCTGTTGGGTCCGGGCCTGGAATAGGTTGGCGCCGACATTCGGGTAGGTCCACTTCTGCGTCGATGTCGGGTCAACGGTCGAGTTCCAGGCGATGCCACCGTCAGGCAGCCCGCCCGATGCCGGGTCGCGCCCTGTGTAGAGGTCGTTGATGAGCCGCTTAACGCCCTGGACCGAACCCTTAAACGAAGCCTGCGCGGCAACAACTGCCGACGCCAGTGCTTTGTGGGTCTTCTCGGGGAGGCGTTTCAAATCTACCAGCTAGAGGGCGGCGGGGGTTGGCGGAAGGCTAACGAAGTCGGGTCGGCGGCCGCATTGTAGTACGAGTTGGGGTCGGGTTCAATAGTTATTTTGGGTAAAATCCCCTTTCGTTGGCCGCGCCATGTTAGGAGGGCCAGCGCGTCGGGGAGGTCGTCGCTCTCCGATTTTGGGAACTCTGTGAGGCGCTGGGTGAGGATGTCGTAGCCGGGGGCGCTGCTGATGAACCGTAGTCGGCCCTCCTTCAGCGCGAACTGGGTGCCCTGGAGGCGGCGATCCTTGGACGCGCCTCGCGACCCTAGCTTGATCGGGATGGTCGCGATGCCCCGCGCCCAGTGGTGGTCGTCGACCCAGTTCTGGACCCACGAGGCCGCCCCCGTGTCCTCGACCCACAGCTGGTCGATGCCCCACTTTTCATGGATCTTGCGCACAACCGGCATGCAGTCGGCGGGGGGTCCCCGCAGCTCTAGGGCCTCGGCCACGAAGAAGATGTTGGTCGACGGCGCCATTTCCGCAAGCCCTGGGATCGCGTAGGCCGGATTGCGCTTGCAGAGTTCGACGACCTGCTCGGCCGTGGTGGCCCTGACGAGGACGATGCCGTTCCAGTCGCCGACTTGGGCGTCGGCGCGGCTCGTTGGGTCCCAGAGGAGGATGTTCTTGCCTGGGGGTAGTGCCTGGTGGTCGGCGACCCTGTGCGTGGTGGCGCTGATGAGGGCGTCGTCGAATAGCGCGTCGGCGGCCGCCACCGGTTTGACGAGGTACTGCTGGGCCCAGAACTCGTAGTTGCCGGCGTCGCGCAGGCTAACGAACGTCTCGGCAAGCTCGTCGGCGTTCATGTAGGCAGGGCACAGCGGCCAGTCGCCGTCGTTGGGGGCGCCCAGCTCTGTGCGGCCCGGCCCCTTGCCGTCGCGGAGACCTGTATCGGGGTTGACGCCATCCCAGCAGCCGAAGCGGTATTGCTTGTAGCCCATCCGGGGTAGCTCTGAAGAGACGTCCTTGAAGGCCCACGGCGTCCCGATGTGCCAGATGTGGCCATCGGACGGGTCGCGCAGGATCGGCTCGAGTTGGTGCATCGCGTCGATGACCTTCTGCCGTTGGACGGGGGTCGTCGAGTTCCGTTCGTTCGACGGGTCGTCGGCGATGATGTCCGTCGGGTGCATGCCGGCCCTGTTCGAGCCAATCGACGACGGCATGAAGCAGGGCTCGCGGCCAGTGCCCGCTCGGCCTGCGACGTTGAAGGAGCCCTGCGGCGCCCCGCTTGGAGGTCTGACTGCTACTAACTCCGGAAAGCACTCACTGAACGGCACCATGAGCCCTGGGAGAAGCTCGACCTCGCCCTGGGTGATCGTCCGCAGCTCGTTGATGAGTTGCTTGCTGAGGGTCGTGGCGGCCGAGATGTGCATGATGCGTTTGTCCAGGTGTTGCCACTTCTGGTGCATGATGATGTCGATGCCCTCCGTCGACTTCGCGTGGTTGCGCGTGACCACCAGCGACGACCGCTTGTGGGCCGTCATGTGGGCGGCGATCTCCTTGTGGACGTGGCCGTAGGTTTTGCGCCGCGTGCCGTCGGTCTGGAGGACCCCCCGGTGCCACAGCGAGCCGAACTCCACAGGGCACTCCCAGAGCTGGATGATCCGGTCCTGGAGTTCCTGCGAGCGGCTGATGTCGGCATTGGTGATGCGGCCCATGTATAGGTAAATCCTAGCACAGGGGCGCTGGGAGGCAACTTTTATTTTTTGCGGAGGGCTGAGGGTGCGAGTGCCCTTGGGCGTGGGGTCCGGGCCTGGGGGAGGAGCCCCCACCCCTCGCTTGTTGAGATTGAGTCTCAATATCAGCGACTAGGATGTCGCATTCGGAGCGCAGCACTGATTGAAACGAACGTTTGATTCGAGTGGGTGTTTGAAACGGGCGCAGCGGCGCTAGATGAGATTGCGTCTCAATATCAGCGGCCCTAGGTGCGAGGCCTTGGACGGGTGGCGCAAATGCGCGGGTTGGAAACTTGGCGAAATACCGTGGATTTGGGGTGAAAGTGCGTGACTTGGGTGCCGATATAGATTAAGGTAAGGCATCGCGGCGAAGGGATTCCCCCTGAGCCACTGCCCTAGAATAGATCAAATGACACAATGCGAAACACTCGAAGCCGTCTTGATTGACGATGGAACGCTAGACACGGTAGTAGCCTGCCGAAACTGCACGTGGAAAATGCGCTACGCTCAGGATTCGGCGGTTGCCGATGCACTGGCAAGTGGCGACGAAGAAGTGGCCTTCGAGGAATGCTGCGAGGACCACTGGGAGGATCAAGCATGAAGCGTTCCGCACGCCAAGCCGTCAGCGTAGCAATCGACGCGGTTTTCTACTTGGCCCTTTGCGCTATGGTGCTGTTGGGCTGGTCTGTCAGTCCCTAGCAGGGCTGGCAACCCGGAGAGAAAAGGGAAGCCCTGCCGGGAGGCTTTAAACCCCGGCACAAAATCAACCCGCTAAACTGGCGGGATAGCCCTAGATAGGAAGATGCAGAAAATACCTCCATACCGTGTAGCGAAACCCGCCCCGAAGAAAGCGTACAACCCTTACAAAGACGGATACCGCGCCGGGCAGAACGCCCTAGATGATCGGGATTGGCTCGAAGAACGCCCGGAAGGGCTAGGAGAGATGGCCTACGCGCTATGGCTCGACGGGTGGCGGGACGGGTGTAACGCGCCCCTAGTAGACTGACAGCGGCCAGCCGGGAGCCCTACAATCCCGGCAACAATCAAGCGGCTTTCGAGCCGTCAACCTTTGAACCCTAGCCCGAATGGGCACTGATAGAGAAAATGACTACTTGGAACTACTGCAACCGGCGCGGCCAAGTCCGCGAAACCGATACCGGCCTACTTGTCGCTGACATTCCTTTGCGCCCTAACGCCGATGAGCTCGGTACACTGGCCGCCGCCGCGCCGGAGCTACTCGCCGCGCTGGTCGAAATGGAGCAGAATATACGAGTCCTGGTCGAAGACGGTACGCTCACCGACTTCGCGCTGACTCACCCTGCGATGGTGGACGCTCGCGCCGCAATCGCAAAGGCGACGGGCGGGGAGGGCGCGGTATGACTCACACAGCGGAACGTTGCGCCAAGTGCCAGCACCCCCTGGCCGACCGTGGCAAGCCCATCCAGCGCGGCGAATACTATTGTGGCAAGTGCTACCTGGGATTTGCTCGCCGCTACCCTGAACGCGCCAACAGGGTCGGATTCATTCGGCGGGAGGGCTCTAAATGATGCCGCGCCGCCGCTACGGATTTGGCCGCCGACTGAGGCCGCGCCGCCCGGTGTGGTATGTCCTCGGGGCCGATGGCCGCCGGGCACTGGCCACCCGCGACGAAGACCTAGCTTTGGCCTATGCCCTGGAGGGGTATGGGGTCGAGGGCGAGCTTGCGAAAGGGAGGGCGATCTGATGGCCATCTGTATCCCTGAGAACCTACACGATTGGCCGCTCCATGAGGACCAGTGTAACGATGCAGTGCTATGGTCATGGCGCGAAGAAGTGCTAGCCGACGTTTGGGTTGATATCCTGACCGGCGTATGGCAGTGGTCCCTCGAGAACGCTGGCGGCGACGAACTAGGCTTCGGTACTACAACGAACGCCCAGGACGCGGTAGATAGTGTGATCGCACTGCACGAGCGCGAGCTTGCGCGGGGCCGCCGGGTCTGCTAACCTACTTTCTAAGCCGACGAAGCCTGTCAGCCCATCGCGGCTGGCGGGCTTGCGGCAGTGAGGCCCTGCTAAACCGGCGGGGCACTGATGGAAAATAGACACCATGATTTTCGACCTACACCTTTACACCGAGAAATCCCAGGATCCGACCTGGAACGCCCAGCAAAACCTGGACAGCCGGACGCACTACGTCTGCGCGGAAACCCTGCGCTACCACGGCTCGCGCATCCTGGAAACCTACATCGTGGACCAGGGGCGGCTGTTCGCCCTGGTGGAATCGTTCAAGCACTACGACGGCACACGGCGGCGGCGGTTCGTGGTGTTCAATGTCGCCGGGGATGTGGTGGGCGAGCGGTCGACGGACGGCTGGCAGACCACAAAGCAAGCCCTCGCTGCAATGTGGGCCGAGCTAGATACGCTCGACGCGGAAGCCCTGACAAGTGAGGCTATCGACCGGGCGCGGCGTTATCTCGACGCGTCGATTGAGTACCTGAAAGGGCAACTGGCCGACCTCTAACCCGCCGACATCACCCTACCCGCCCGTGCGCCCTCAGTGGTGCGCGGGCTTAGGGCCGTGAGGGGCAGTCTCAAAATGAGACAGTAGCCCTGAACCAAATAAAGATGATCTCAAACCAACAAACCAAACTCGCCTCCAAAGTGAGCGCGAGCCTACACCCCACGACGGGCAACCTACGTCTGTCAATCCTGAAAGACGGCTTCGGCTGGGCGCACCACTTTTTCGGCAACCATGAGGAGGCGGTGACGTTCCTCGAGGCGGCCCTGGAGCTGGTCGACCCGCAGGAGGGTGGCTCTGATGAAAACTAAGTACTCGCATCTGCTCGACCGGCCCGAATGGGCGGAGATCCCGCGCCATATGCGGAACACAGCGGAGTTGTACCTGCTGCACGGCGTTCGACCCGGCAACTTCCTCGAGGCCGTGCTAGAAAACGACCTGGCTGGGGCCGTAGGCCGGGCCGACCACTACAACCGGGGAGCCCTGGCCGCGTGGGTCGATTGGTGCTTCTGGTGCCTGCCCAGCCGCGCCTGGGGTAGCCGGGAAGCCGTCGCCAACTGGCGCGGGCTGGAGGGTGGCTCTGATGAGTAAAGCCCAAACCTACACTGTGGTATGGCACGAGACTCACGTCGCTGAAGCGCGAGTGACGGCCAAAAGCCCTGCCGAAGCCTTGGCACAAGTTAAAACTAGTGGCTGGGAGGCCGATACACTAGAGTTCGTGGACTTGGAAGATCCCTCCGTATGGTTGGATGGCGTCAAACTGGATTTGGTTGCCGGTATCTGCAACGATAGGAGTGGCTCTGATGAGTAGGCTCTACGAATGCGACGAATGCGGCGAACCCTACGCCGAGGAAGTCGGCTGTGAGGCTTGCGCGGAGGGCTCTAAATGACCGACATCCCAACAACCGACGCCTGGCTGGTCACCGGATCGGCCGGGCCGGGCGGCATCGCTCTAGAAACAGCCGACGGCGACGAGCTGGTCTTTGACCTCAAGGACAGTAAGTGGTACGTCGGCCTCGCCTACGGGCAGGGCGCTGGCACTGACTGGGTGGGGCCGCTCGACTGCCTGGAGGACGCCCTAGCTTTCCTGGGGAGGCCCTAGATGAACGACAAACCTTCACGTACACCCATGACCCACCTCGACACC